ATGGAAGTTAAAGACGGGAACACTAAAAAAGAAATAAAATGGCTTGAATGTTATTTTAGAGTTGCTGGATTAAGACCATTTAAAGCTAAATTATCTAAAAATAAAAGAAAGGAGAAAGATACCCAGCCTGATTTTTATCTCTATTTAAGAGGTAATATAAATAAAGGCGATACTTTTAGAGATATTAGAATAGGAAGTTTGTGGCTTAAAAATAAAGAGCTTGAAGGTGGTAAAATTGAAACTTATATGACGGGTTATATTGAGATAGCTTTTAAAAATGTAAATATTTTAATTAAAAGACCTGATAAATATTTTGATGATGAAAAAATCGGCTTTTTATATGAAATTATTGCATTTTTAGATGATAACAAAAGGCAAGGTTTTGACAATAACAATGGTTTTGAATACGGGGACGCTTATGAGCCTACAAATACTGACATTAATATAGATGATGAGGATATACCTTTTTAGGTTTGTCCTCTCAAAAGAGAGGATTTAAGTGTTATGGATGTTGTGGAGAAAGGATAAAAAAATAAAAAACAAAAAAAGGAGATGAAGATAGAAAATCTCCACAAAAATTATACAAAAAATTACTTATTTTTTCAATAAAGGGAGGAATTATGAACATTGAAATTTTTAAAAATAATGAATTTGGTGCAGTAAGAGTTTTAGCTGATAAGAGAGGCGAGCCTTGGTTTGTTGCGAAAGATGTTGCAAAAATTTTAGGTTATAGAAAAGCAAGTGACATGGTAAGAAATTTAGATGAAGATGAGGCGAAAAAAATGCGCCTCATTGATGAAATGGGTAGAAATCAGGAAATGGTAATTATCAATGAAAGTGGGCTTTATAGTGCTATTTTAAGAAGCAATAAATCAAAAGCAAAAAAATTCAAAAAATGGGTAACAAGTGAGGTATTACCTGCAATTAGAAAACACGGTTTATATGCAACTGATGAGGTAATAGAGAAAACTCTTAATAACCCTGATTTTATGATTAGTATTTTACAAAAATTAAAAGAAGAAAGAGAAGCAAGAAGAAAAGCAGAAGAGAAAATAACTATTCTAACTCACACAAATAAGTTATATACCTCAACCGAAATCGCAAAAGAGTTAGGGTTTAAGAGTGCTATTGCTTTTAATAGAAAGTTAAAAGAAATGGGAATACAATATAAAGTTAATGGCACTTGGGTATTGAGTGCTAAGTATGCAAATTTAGGATATGAAAGTATTAAGCAAGAAGTATTAGACAATGGAAGAGTAATTTACGATAGAAAATGGACGCAATTAGGAAGAGAATTTTTACTTAATTTATTCAAAAATCAAAAGCCTTAATTTAACTCAAAAATCCCATATTTTAGGTGTTTTTTGTTATTTTTTTTTGGTATAATGTAATTAAAAAACATACAAGGAGAGAAAATGAAAGATACTACAACTATACATATTAGAGTAGATAGAAGTGATTGGGAGGAGTTTTTAAAAATAGCAAAAGAGAAAGGCTCACACGGGGCTGTTGAAATTAGGAAATTAATAAAAAAATACATAAGAGATGAAAAGGTTGAGAAATGAAAGAATTTTTAAGGTTACTTAATCAAAAGCCTATTGCATACTATCCTATTTATAGAAAAATTACAGGTAGCACTACGGCTGGGATTTTATTATCGCAGTTGATGTATTGGTTTAGTAAAAAAGACAAGATTTATAAAACTGATAAAGAAATTATGGAGGAAACTTTTTTGAGTGAAAAAGAGTTAAGGAATGCTAAAAGTAAAATTAAAAATCTATCTTTTATAGATGTAACAAGAGAAGGGGTTCCAGCTAAAACTTACTACAAAATAAATTGGGAGGAATATGAAAAAGTTTTAAGAAAAGCATATGAGGGGCGAAACTTAAATAGCCAAAAGGGCGAAACCAGTTCGGACGAAAGGGCGAAACTGGATAAGCCAAAAGGGCGAAACTGGATAAGCCAAAAGGGCGAAACTATTACAGAGAATACTACAAAGACTACTACAAAGACTACTACAAATATAGAGAGAGAGAGCTTACTCGAAAAGGTTTTTAAGAAAGCTTATATTCAAAATCTTTTAAGAGATTTAGAAGTTGATAAAAGCTTTTTAGCTGAGCTGTTTTATTATAGAGATGAAATAGGAAAACCTTTTAAAACTGAAAGGATGGTAAGCTCTCTTTTAAATGATTTACTTAAATGTAAATTACAAACAGGTAAAAGTGCAGAAGAGCTGTTTGATATCTTACAAGAGCAAGGTTGGAAAAGCATCAAGCCAGAGTGGATAAAAAGGCTTGAAAACAATAAACAGGATAAAGATGAAAAGCTTCTAAAGAAAGCAAAAGAGGTGATAGATGAATTTATAAAAGAAGATTTTAACTTTTAAAAGGAGGGCAAAATGAATAAAGCAAAATTTGCTGAACTTATGCAGTTTGTCGCAATAGCAATACAAGGAAAAGAATTAACAAAAACCGAGCTAAGTGCATATTATTTTGCCTTAGCTGATGAGTTTAAAAGTATAGAACAATTTAAAGATATAGTCAAGAAGCTTTTAAAAAGTTGGAATTTTTCTTATATGCCTAAACCTGCGCATTTTATAGAGCTAAAAAAAGCTTCTAAGATAGAATTAGAGGTTATATCTCAAAAGGCTTGGGATAGTGTTGTAGAGGCTTTAAAAAAAGGTGCAGGATATACAAAAATCCCTGCATTTGAAGATAAGTTAATCCCTGCGGTGGTAGATTTATGCGGGGGGTTTGAAAGGCTTGCGACTAAAACATTTGAAGAGCTTGAATGGGTTAAAAAAGAGTTTATTAAACTTTATCAAGCCGCTTTAAAAGAAGAAATTGTTCTACAAGCAAAAGAGCAAGGGGCGTTATTAGAAAATGTGGAAATTTTAGAAATAAAGGCTAATTACCCCCTAATAGGACAAAATAATGTAGTTATGTTAGAGGATAAAAAAAGTAGAGTTAATAATTTAGTTCAAAAATTGGTTGATAACAAAAGGATGTAAGATGAACGAGTTAGTTTTACTTTATGGGATAATAGATTTTTATGGGAGACATTTAGAAAATAGTGGGATTATCAGAGTTGATAATGGGAGGGTGGAGACAATAGTAGAAAAAAATAAGCTTTCTAAAATAGATAGAAAAATTTATGATGATTTTTTTAAAGGACTTTACGCCCTTAGCTGGTTACCAGATGAGGTATATAATCTTACAAAAGAAAAATGGAGTAAGGTGTTGCAAGGACTAAAAGATTTTAAAGAAATCAAAGATGGATACTATCCTCTTATAGTTGGATTAAATTTAATGGATGAATATGCAAGATTAAAGAAGAAAAGTCTAAATATTCATCCAAAGAGGGTAGAAAAAATAATGAATTTAATTAAAAGCGAAGCAAAGACCGATAAAGGCGAGTTTAAATATTTAGAGCCTTTATCGATTGCAAGTGTAAAATATGCAAGAACAATATTAAATCAATTAGGTGGAGTGAAATAATATACCTCGTCGAAATGGCAAAAAAACAATAGAAAGGCTGAAAAATGAAATACATAATTAGCATAAGCGGCGGAAAAGATTCTACCGCTTGTCTTTTATATATGCTTGAAAGAGTTAAAAAAGAGGATATTATACCCGTTTTTTGCGATACCAAGTGGGAAAGTGATGTAACGTATAAGTATCTTGAATATTTAGAGGCTAAATTAGATATTTATATTACAAGACTTGAAAGTGAGGGTATGGAAAATTTATGTAAAAGAAAAGGGATTGTTATTAGTAGCCTTATAAGAAACTGCACCCTTGAATTAAAAATAAAGCCATTTGAAAAATACCTTAAAGAGCATTTTGTAGATAAAGGGATAGAGTTTATAGTTGTAGAGGGGGTTAGGAGGGAGGAAAGTGAGAGCAGGGCTGACACGGAAGTGTTTAATGTTAAAAAAAGCACTATTAAAGGGGAAAAGTTTTTAGAGCCGACACTATATCCTATTGCTTATTGGGATACCGAAAGAGTATTTGAATATATAGAAAGTAAAGGAATCTTAGTTAATCCCTTATATAAAGCAGGACATAAGAGAGTTGGTTGTATGCCTTGTGTTTTTGCGAGTAAATGGGATTTAATGTATCTACCTAAAAAATATAAAGAAAGGTTGAGGTTGTTAGAGGAGACAATAAGCGAACAAATACAAAAAGACGCTTTTATGTTTCACCCGAAAAAACAAAAACATTTAGAGCCTTTATTATTTAATGAGGAGGAGCTTTTTGCAAGTGAAAAAGAGATGATAAAAGAACTTGAAGAAGAAATTAAAAAGATAAAAGGGGATGAAGATGAAAAATGAATATCTAATTTTATATGCAATATTAGATATGGTTGCATACCATTTCTTAAGTAATGGTGATGCAAAATTGGATGAAAATAATGATTTATATTTCATAAAAAATCCAAACACCTTTGATAAAGCAGAAAAAAGAGCTTATAAAGTGTTAATAGATATCTTAACTATTTTAAATAAAGATTTAACAAGAGATAGTTATACATTTTTAAAAAAGAAATATAATAATATTTTACAAGGCTTTAAAGATAGTAAGCTTTTTACAGATGGATACGCTCCTGTTTTAGTTGCAGTTAGCATTTTAGACGCTTATTCAAAAGAACAATGCAAAAAACGTTATAAAATCCATCCTAAGAGTGTAGAGAAGTTGTTGGACCTAATAAAAAAAGATGCAAAAATAAGATTATTAGATAGTTTTGTTTTAAATAGCCTAAAAATAGGCGAAAAAATGTATAAGGAGATGAAAAAATGAATATTTCTAAATTAATTAAAAAAGCAAAAGAACAAGGGATAGAAGTAGTAAAAGTAGAAGGAGAAAAGGTGTTTTACAAGTATAGTAAGGTTTTACATATTAGACCTATTGAGGAATTTGAAAAACTTCTTAAAAGGCAATTATAGATATTTAAAGGAGGTGAAGTATGAATATTAGAGCAATAGCAAGAGAAAATGAAAGAAAAATATTAAATGCTATTAAAACTTGTAAAAAGCAAGATGGTTATTTTGTAGTTAGCTATAAAGAATTATCAGAAAAATCAGGAGTTAGTTATGGTTCTATAAGAAATATTATTAAAAGGTTATTAAGAAAGGGGAATATCGAGATAAGAGAAAGTTATGCACTTTTTGGTAGTATGTTTAAGAAAGGTATAAAAATATTAAAGGATGTTGAATGAAAAAACTGGAGGAATTAGAGCAAAAAAAAGCAGTTGAATATTTAGAAATCCTAAAAAGACAAGGGAAAATTATCTCTTTTTTTGCCCCTATGAATGAAAATCTAATGAGTAATAGCAATAGACAAAAAGCTATTGTAATTGAGAATAAAGCGAAAGCAATGGGGAAACGAAAAGGCGTGAGTGATTTAGTTGTTATTTTAAAAGACAAAGTTTTATTTGTAGAGCTTAAAAGAGCTGGTAAGAGGTTAAAAAATGGTAAAATTAGTTATACAGGTATAAAAGTAAGTGAAAATCAAAAAAGGTTTTTAGAAGAGGTTAATCAAAGTAGTGTTTGTGAGGGATTTATTGCTTATGGTTTTGATGATTTTAAAGAGAAAATTGATAAGTTTTGTAAAAAATATAAAAAAACACTTGACAAAGTATAAAAAATTATTTATAATTACATTAACAAAACAACAAAAAAAGGAGATGAAAGATGAAAACAATAATGAAAGACCTCTTAGAAGCTTTAAAAGAAGCAGTAAAAGATGGTGAAGTTGTAATAATTGATAGTGGTTGTGGAGAAGTAATCGATATGATTAGTAGTTGTGGTGTTGAAGAAGTTAAAAAATTTGCAGAAGAATATGAAAAAAAAGCCTCAGAACTTGCAGAAAAAGAAGGGTGGGAAGTTGTGGAAGTTAATAATTGCAAAGCTGTAAAAATCTCTTAACAAACTCCCTTGCGAGGGGGCTGATTAAGGGATTTTCCCCTTAAAAATAAAAAACAAAAAAAGGAGATAATATGGAAAATAAAAAAATTACAATAGAAAAAATTGTAGAAGAATTAAAAAAATCTTTAAAAGACCTTGAAAACTATCCTATAAAAAGGATAGAGTTGCCTCTTTATGAAAAAAATAATAGAAAATTTCTTTTAAAAGAGCTAAAAGAAATAAGAACTCTTAGTTTCCTTTTAAGGAAAGCAAGATATTTATTAAAATGCTTAAAGGAGAATGGCTATACCTATGGATTAGGCATAGCAAGAAGATGTTTGTCATTAACCGATGGTGAGCTTACCATCGAATATTGGAGTTTTGAAAATGAAATTTGTTTAAGGTATGGAAACAAAAATCATCAAGAGATGCTCCAACAAATAGCCTCTCTCGATGACCTGATTAGGTTTATTAGAAGGTTAGAAAAAAACAGGCTCAAACATTTAAGAGAGCTTGAGAGAGAGGTTGATACAAGAGAATGTTCTAAAATTAAAAAATATATCAATTAGGTCATTCCTCTTTTCTCTTCTCCTTTAGTTACTATTGCTTTTTATTTAAATCCCAAAAAAATTTATTGTTAGGTTAGCTACTAATTGTGTATAATAATACTTAATTGTTTTTATTGTTTTTAGCAATTATATTAATTTACTATTTTTTAGAGAAAAAAGTTTTTTTAGAGAATGTGAATTATGTTAAGTAAATTTAATTAAATTCTTTTAAGAAAGTAAAGAAATGAATAATAATATTTTAGAAAATGAGAAAATAATTGAATTAGAGTTAAAAAAGTTAAACGTAGGGACAAAAAACATATTTCATCTTTTAATGACTTTATTGACCGGAGGAATTTGGGGTATTATTTGGTTGTTTTGCATATTTAGAAATAATAGTAAGGTGAGATATTATGATAAGTTGATTTTGCAAGAGAAAAGAAAATTAATAAAGGAGAAAAATGAAAAAGAAAGAGGGTAATAAAGAAAAACCTTTAACAAGAAAGCAAAAAGCAATGTTAGAGGCATTAGAGAAGACGGCTTTTAATGTTTCTGCGGCTTGTAGAATGGTTGGTATTGATAGAAGAACACATTATGATTGGTTACACAAATCCAACACCTACAAAAAAAGGTGCGAGGAAATCCAAGAGAGCTTAATTGATTTAGCTGAAAGCCAACTGTTAAAGAAAATTAAGAAAGAGGATTTAGGAGCTATAATCTTTTTTTTAAAAACAAAAGGTAAAAAAAGAGGTTACACTGAAAGAATTGAAACTGAAACGAAAGAAGTGAATGAATTTACAAGCGATAAAGCTATACAAATTTATTTACCTAAAAAAGAGGATAAAGGCGAGTGAGTTTGGTAATTAAGCCGCAACCGAAACAGGAAAAATTCCTACAAAGCACGGCTGATATTGTTATATATGGTGGGAGTGCTGGTGGTGGTAAAACTTATGCTCTATTGTTAGAGCCTTTATACCACATAGACAAAAGTTGCTTTAATGCAGTTATTTTTAGAAAGAATTTAACCCAAGTAAAAAGTGCAGGTGGTTTATGGGATACTGCTAGTGAAATTTACCCTTTATTAGGTGCCGAGCCGAAAATAATTGATTATGCTTGGGTATTCCCAAGTGGAGCAAAAGTAAAGTTTGGATACTTAGAACACGAGAAAGATGTTTATAAATGGCAAGGTAGTCAAATCCCTCTTATTATGTTTGACGAGCTAACTCACTTTTCAAAAAGGCAATTCTTTTATATGTTAAGTAGAAATAGAACTACTTGCGAGGGTATAAAGCCTTATGTGAGGGCGACTACCAACCCTGACGCTGATAGTTGGGTAAGGGAGCTTATAGATTGGTGGATTGGAAAAGATGGTTATCCGATACAGGAGAGAGATGGAGTTGTTAGATGGTTTGTGAATTATAGCGATACTCTAATATTTGCAGATACAAAAGAGGAGCTTTTAGAAAAATACCCGTCTTTAATCCCTAAAAGTTTAACTTTCATAAGTGCTACATTATACGATAATAAAATCCTTATGGAAAAAGACCCGAGCTATTTAGCAAATTTAATGGCGTTGCCGAAAGTTGAGAGAGAAAGGCTTTTAGGTGGTAATTGGAATATTAGAGAAAGTGCGGGGCTTTATTTTAAGCGTGAATGGTTCGAGGTTTTAGATACTATGCCGCATGAGAGTGAAATAGTTAGGATTGTAAGAGCTTGGGATTTTGCTTGGACTGAATATGATGGGAATAATGACCCTGATTATACAGTAGGACTAAAAGCGGCTTTAACAAGAAAAGGTGATATTATTGTTTTAGATATGTGGAGAGACAGAAAAAGCCCGAAAGGCGTAAAAGAGGCGTTTAAAAATATTGTTACCCAAGATGGGAGAAACGTAATACAAAAAATTCCAGAAGACCCGGCAAGTGGTAAATATGTTGTAGGAGAGTTTAAGAGTTTAGTTGCTGGATACCCAGTTGTAAGTGAAAAAGTTGTGAAAGATAAGATAACAAGGGCTATTCCTGCAAGTAGTGCTTGTGAAGATGGAAGAGTTAAGATTTTGAGAACTGATTGGAATGGTGATTTTTTTGATGAGCTTGAAAATTTTCCAGATGGAAAGCACGATGATATTGTAGATGCTTTTAGTGACGCGGTTGCATATTTGCTAAATAGTAACCTTTACAATTATGAAGAGATATTATAAAGGAGTAATATGGAATGGAAAGATGGCTTACTGCATTTATTTAACCTTTTAGCAAATAGAAGGAATCCGCATTTTGGAAACAAATTAATTAGCTATAAACCTACTTATGCTGAATTAAATGAAATCTACAAATTAGGAATAGGGAGCAAAATTGTAAGAACAAAGACAAGTTACGCCCTTAAAAGTAATAGTATGATTTTTGATAGTGAAGATGATGAGGTTTTTTATTTGAATAATTTACATATGAAAGTTAAAGAAGCTTTTACTTGGGCGTTAGTTTTTGGTAGAGGGATTTTGGTAATAAATGATAAAAAAGATTTATCCTTACCATTAGGAGAAGTAGATAAAGAAAGAGTTAAATTTGATGTATTTAGTGGAGATATTGTCTCGGTTTTAGATTATGAGCTTGATTTGAATAGTGAAAGATTTATGAGACCTAATTATTACAATGTGAGAGGCGTGAATATTCATCATACGCGTGTAATTGATTTTACATATGTGAAACCTACTTTAATTGACGCCCCGAGTTACAACTTAGGAGGTATAAGTGAATTTGAGCTTATATATAATCAACTTATAAACGATGGTATTGTAGAAAGAGCCGGGGCAAGCATAATTGAGAAAAACTCCTCTTTATTCTACAAGATAAAAGGCTTTAAACAAGCATTACAAGCAAAACAGGAAGAAAGCATAGTGAAGTTTTATAAATACTTAGAAGATAACAGGAGCATTTATGGAGCAGGGCTTTTAGATAGCGATGATGATGTTGTCAGTGTTTCACAGGCTTTAACAAACCTAAGCGAAGTAGATACTATTAGTCTAAGGCGTTTAGCAATGGTAACAGGCATTCCTCTTGCTTTATTAGTTGGAGAAAATGTAAAGGGGTTAAATAGCACGGGAGAACATGAGAAAACAATCTTTAATGAGATGATAGAGAACTTGCAAAATGATTATATTTTAACGCCTTTAAATAGATTAATGCAAAAATTAGGGTTAGGGAGAATAAGATTTAAAGAACACCAAAATATTACCCCAACTGAAAAAGCTGAATATGAAAGCAAGGTAATTGATAATGCTTTAAAATTAGATGAGTTAGGGTTTGATGTTGAGAAGTATTTAGAAGAA